CTCCAATGAGAGAACATAATTCTGCGCGGAGTCGAGCCCCGCGGATGTCGAAAGACATGCATCCTCGTAGTACCCTGAGTCGGGTACCAAAAGGCGCTGACTTTCTCGTACAGATACCCGAGCTGGTTGCCGATCCAGTTCAAGTATCTAAGTTGAGCGCTAAGGGTGTTTGGCAAAAGTCAAACAACGCACTCATTGAAACCTTCCGTCTCATTGGATATGAGTTTAAGAGTGTACTAATCCCCACTCCCCCCTCGACATCCGTCGCGGAGGTGATGTCAGTACTTAAGAACTGGACGGCCTTTTGGCTTCCTTGGTTCCTAGGTGATGACACCCCTCCACAGCGGTTCAACCCACTTCAGTTATGTGCTGGTGGTTTTCGAGAATTTATCAAAAACCGTCGCTCATCGAAGTCTGGTAAGTCGAGGAAGATAAGGATCGGTGCACTCCTTCTCTATTCGAAGAGACTATTTCCGTCTTTCACAGGCGAAATGGTGAGGGAAAAGGTTAAGGAGTTCGGTCAAGCTGTGTCTCGTGTTTCACCTGATTGCCTTCCCAATAAGAGGAAGATGTTTGGGAGTATCGAGATGTGTATTGATGAGTTCCTTGAGGGTGATCGTATGGTTGCAGATTACTCTAGGCCCTTTGCCCCTAGTACTTCTGCGTGTTATGAGAAGTCTCGAGCAGAAGGTGGACTCCAACGATTTGTTGCAGATGAAGTTCTGCAAGAAACTGTTGATTCCCGCTTCTTCTACGATGACTTAAAACACGTATTCAATACTAGTGATGAAGACCTAACTTTTTCTACACCAGCTGGTCTGTGGAATGAGTTCCTGGACATAATGTTTCGAAGGGCAATTTCGGAGACGGGACCTCCCGATCAAGAGTGGAAGAGACTTCCAGTACAAGCTACTGGTCTCACCGAACCTTTAAAGGTACGGATTGTGACCAAGTCCAACTGGTTCCTACAGCTACTTACTCCGATCCAAAAAGCATGGCATGGGGCAATGCGGAAACATCCGATTTACCAACTCATAGGCGGTTCACCTGTCGATCAGGCCCTAGTGGGTCTGCAACTGGTGAAGAACCAACGAGTGGTATCTGGAGATTATTCTGCTGCCACAGACAATATCTTTTTGGAATATACGGAGTACGCGGCCAAGGCAATGTTGGAGCGCACTGACTTTTCTTTCTTAGATCCAATGTTGGTACAATATACCCCATGGATCAAGAAATTGGTCGTGCAGTCACTTGTACATTCGTCCCTAGAACTCAAGGGGATGGACCCTGTACCAATTACCCGCGGACAAATGATGGGACACATTCTTTCGTTTCCGCTTCTCTGTCTTATAAACAGAGCAGCGTCCACTATGGCGATTCCGCGTGATAGATTCATGCGCATCAATGGTGATGACGTACTGTTTCCCTGTTCACCTAAAGAGTATCGTAAGTGGAAACGTTGTACGAGATCCGTAGGATTAGAATTCTCTCTCGGAAAGAATTACTACTCCAGGGATCTGGCCCTCGTTAATTCCACTTACTGTGTGTACTCTAAGGAAAAGAGGAGATGGGTGGTGTTGTCAGTCCCTAATGTGGGCCTATTGAATATGCCTATGGAGCGACAGGTGGACACGGATACTGGGAGACAGATAATGCCTTGGGAGGTGCTTGGACAAAATTTGAGGGAATTCCTTCGGTTTGCACAACCGAAGCAGTTTCCTCTCTATATCCAGACATTCCGAAAGTATTATCCGATTCTGTCAGGATTTCCGGGACCCCTGGTCGGCCCCACAGAGTGGGGTGGGCTTGGCGCCCCTGTTCCAGAAGGATGGAAGTTCAGTAGGAACCAGTTGATGTGGATGAATGCACACAGGGAAGGGATCTACAGTTTTCTACAGGGAACTCGAAATGACTATTCTCGGATTTCGGGAATGTATGAGAGGGTTCTACAGAAGTATGTAGGTCTCGACTTTGAGTGGCGATTGCCTAGGACGAGTGATTCCTTCGGTCCATTGGTTTCGGGTCCATTCTTGGATCCATACCAGAGAGATGGAGGATACTCGGGACAGCTGATGGCGTTGAGACGTTGGGTGGTGGATGCCTCTTCTATAAAACATGTGAAGATCTTTGGAAGGAGAAGATGGAGACAATTCTTACTTTCTCGTAAGAATGGTCTCACACCTCTCTCCCAGGAAGATCTCCAGCGTCTTTATAAAGGAGATATCGTTTTCCCCCGTCCAGGGTGGTTCCAGCGTAGGGGTACGCTCGGAACACGGTATGAGGAGGAACCGCGTTACCTCCATGAGATATTTCCGGACACGTAGAAGACAAATTTGTAGAGACCACTTGCGTGACCCCTCCGAATTGGTCCCCCCCGGGGCATGAAATATAATCTCATGGCAAAGTCAAAGACTAAGACAGTGAAAAAGGTGGTGAAGTCGAAGCGATCTCGAAGAGCTCTTGTCGGAACTCATTCGCCGGCAAATCGGTATGCTCGGTTACTTCATAATCCGGATAATGGTGATCATATATTTGATATATATGATGGAGAGAGGGGAGAAACTCAAAAGTTTGTCTCCACCCTGACCCTGAATACACTCAGTACCCAAACAAGTGGTCTGGTGTTCTTCTTTGGTGCCACCGGCAATTTCTATGCTGGTTCGGCAGCCAACGGGGCCTCTCCATTGACCATTAGTCCCACGAATGTGGGAGCTCCGGGTGAAGCGTTCTTGAATGCGAATGCATTCAAGTCCCGTTGTAAGGCCTTGAAGTTGGAGCTGATGCCTTCAGCTGCGAGTTTCTCCAATATAACAGGAGATGTTGCGGCTGGAGTCACTACTATCAACAACTTCGTTAGCGGTACAACGACCGTGAACAACTTCTTTGATCTGGCGAAGGCCTATGGTCCTCTCCGTCGCGAGACAGTATGTTCTAGATGGATGCCAAGTGGACTGGATCATACCTATGCGGTATACAACCAGTTGCCCAATGAGGATCATAATGGCGTATTTATTGCTTACCGTGGCTGGCCTGCTGGCATAGCCATTTCGGTGAGAATAACCTATGTGGTGGAATATACCGTTAAGAATAATATCGGTATTCCCCCCACAGGTGCCGTTTCGATCCCTATTGGACATCAGCACATCCTTGGTGCAATGCAACAGCAGGACCCCCATTGGCATCATTCCATACTGGATGAGGTCAAGAGGGCCGGTGTGGGTATTGCAAAGGATGCGGGTGCATTCGGTAGACGTATGGCTCGGGAAGGAATGATTAGTGTAGCGGAAAAGTTCTTCAAGAAGGAAGCTCCTTTACTACTGACACTGTAGTCGAAAATTAGGCAGAGGTGCTTGAATACCGAGAGTATCGTGAGGTACTCGACCGATGGCGGCAATCTTGCTATCTTTCGCAAGACCCCGGTGTTGATTGCGGATCCGTCCATGATCATGAGTGAATTGGTGATCGTGGGTAGCGGGGAGTGATCCCTTATGAGAATAAGGAGTTTAGGGGTGTGAAAGACGTTGAAGGTTTCATCGGTGGGTCAGATCCTCCGGGGGAGGATCTGTGAAGGTTAACCAGACCTTCAGCTCATGTTAACACACTATGTGTCAACTGAGTCCCGCGCATCACC